GTGGAGCGTATACTGTTCCTATAAGAGTAAACTTACCTTTACAGTGTACTTGTTTATAAATGTTAGATATCTGGCCTGTGCTATTCCATAGTAGGAGTATAAGAAGTAGCGTTGTACAACCTATTCTAGCGTCCATTCACTTCTCTATGGAGAGCTGCAATAGCTTGTTTACTTTTATCATCTAGTATTGTAGGGTCTAAGGGCTCATCTGCACTAACGTGTAGTTGACCTATTACAGGAGAAATCATAGAGATAAGCCTTAAGGCTAGTTGCAGAGCTTCAAACCAGCTCATATATTCTACACCTCACTTACACACCAGTACATGTTATTGTTTGATGCGGTCCATGTTTACAGGTTACTGTCAGGATATTACTTGGTCCGGACTCTACTTCTGCTGAGTCTATACCTGTTACTTTATAACAATACGTTGCTATGCTAACGTTAGTATCTAAGAAGGTCTGGTTTGGATAGATACTTTCTCCTAGAACAACGTAAGATCCCGTACAGCTTAATTGTCTGTACATACGATACTTAACAGCAGTGTTGTTTATAGTATCATCCCAGCCTAGAGTAAGAGTTGTAGCGTGTAGCGAGATAGGGAGTAGTAGAAGTAGTAGAGTAGTAGATAGTTTTTTCATGTTACTAGTAACCTTCATCACTCACTCCATAATCTATGGCAGAAGGCCCTTTCCTTTGCATCCTTCTCCCTTGCATCCTCTACAGTCTGCCATTGCATATTATATACCTTATCTATACCACCTGCACAGAGAGGAGTTATATGGTCTACTATATATCCTTTTCTACCATGAGGGTATCCTGTTTGTTTCATAAACATATACCTCTCATGCATATTTCTCTTATTCTCTACACATTTACTCTCTGTGTAGAGAGGAGTAAATAAAAGTATAGAAAGTAGAGTGCTAGAAAAGTACATTCCCAAATTGCTCATCTATCTTACTCTGATCCATTTTATGAATCTGTTCAGGAGAGAAGTTACTGATATTTCCAGTACTCATATCTACTGCTCTTTTAGCCTTGGTTACTTCCATTTCCTTTTTCAAGGAAGATTTCTTAGAAACTCCTTCTATGTATGAAGTTTTATTCTTCTTGATATACTGTCCTACAGCAAAGTCTGCTATATCTTTACGAGGGATACCCCTACCTTGTTTGACAAGATTAGAGAAGGTAGTTTCTATCTTCTCTCGTACTTCCCTTTTAGCCTTTGATAAGGCTACCTTACCTTCATCTGTGTCTAGATCTCCAGGGAGCATTTCGTCTAGCTCTGTAAGCCAGTAGTCAGAGGTATAGAAATCTACTTTATCCTCTGCGGATTGAGCAGTAATGTTAGACTGTTGAGTCCTTTTATTAATCCTAGGCTCTAGTACTTCATCCCAGGGATCTTTTGGTTCTTGTGCAGTCTGTTGTTGAGACTGTTGCCCAAGAGACTCTAAAGACTCTTTAAACCCTTTCTTAATTAACTCCCCTAGCTTCTCCTCATTAAGAGTAGGTTGTGTAGTTTCTACATTTTCGCTAGTGCTTTCAATCTCTTCTGCCATATATTATCCAATCCTTTTTACATCAACTTGTACATGACCGATAAATGACGTAACTGTACCTCCTATGTTCACTCCAAGAATATTCCCAGGTCCAGCTTGTGTAGGAGCAGCAATAACTACGCCTAGAACATATTTCAAGTTATTACCTGCTGTAGCGCCATCTATAGTTCCTGTAAGTTGCGTAGTACCAGAGCCAATTGCAGTACCGCTAGCAGCCCATAACACATCAAAGGTAATAGATGTCCCTGCTACTCTTTGATAGATAACAGCCTTATCAACTACCCAAATACCTTCTGTGACGACAAATAGTCCATATGCACCTGCTACTGGAGCAGTGATACATGGTAATACTAGCTGGTCTTTGTCATGAAGGATATTACTATCCTGCATCTGTTTTGTAGGAGAGATAGCTCGTACACCAGCTTGGACAGCTTGCCAGAATAATGTACCTAACCCTGTATTAGTTCCTGGCCTTGCAAGTGCGTCGTATGATTCTTGCTGCATACCCATTTTTATATCTCCTTATATATACATATGTATATACCTAGAACTGCATTTCGTCTAGACTCTCTTTTCCAGAGCTATCTCGCTTCTGGAACTTTGACTTCTGTGGAGCACCTTTACCACTACCTGAGTCACCTTTCTTCTGTTTAGTCCCTCTCGCATGAGAGCCAGCTTTATGCTTCATACGAGTAGCACTAGCATCTTCAGGACCACCTGATCTATTATCTGACCTGCCCATTACCTGTAACTCCTTGTAAACTCTGTAACATTTGTTGTATTTGAGGTGGAATTTGTGTTCCATTACTCTGTACAGGATTTCCCTGTACTCCGTTTTGTTGTGTATTATTCTGTTGTAACATACCTCCAGGCTGAGCTATACCAGGTTGCATACCCTGTTGTGGAGCTTTAGTTATAATATCTACAAGCCCTTCCTCTCCTATACTATACACATATAAAGTCTGTATTAGTTCTTGAAAGTTAACAGAATATCCTTGTAGTTGTAAAAGCTGCATAGTTTGAGGATTAGCTAGTATTTCGAATAGTTTCATTAAAGAATCAGCTACTTGCTGAGTGTCTCTAAATTCTAGTGCACACTGCCACTTGAAGGTATATGACCCACGTAGGTCTAGCTTATTAAATGCTCTAGGTGCTTGTCCAGCTTTTCCAGGGATTTGTAGAATTTGAGAAGTAGGTATGTACTCCATACATACATGATACACATCAGACATACCTGGAGTTAGTAATCCACTTTCTATACACTGTGCAGAGTCTTCTGTGTCTGCTAGAGAAAGGTTTACAAGATTGTTCACTGCAAAGCCTGCCCGAGGCATATTTCTACCAGGTTGACCTTCTGCTATGGTACCGCCATTTCCACGGTCCATAAGACCTAAATATATCTGGAAAGCTCGTATACCCTCAGGTCCAGTATCATGTATATCTACATTCTTAAATACATTCTTAGGGTCACCTTCTACATCCCATATAGCTCTGGGCTTATAGACATATTGCTCTGTACGTGTTGCAAGATTTCTATCTCTAGCTACTGGTGGCTCAGCTACTATACTTCTGTTACTCTCTACTTGAGAAAGAGCATTATTAGATAGAGATTGTAGTTCTCTTATATCATCCATTTGTGAGGATACATATAATTCACCTGGAAGAGGTCTTTCTGTAGTCCATCTATACAGAGGAGTATTCTCTTCTTCATCTAGTCTCAGTAAACAAGGTTGTTCTAAGTTATGTGCTACTACACAGTAATACCATGTACTTTGTATACGGAAGTATACCTTACTAGCTTGTACGAATTTACGTGATTGCTCTGTTAGAGAAGTGACTACTTTTTTACTGCTTTCTCGTAGATCTTCTTCTGTTCTATTTGAGTAGTTATTAGTGCTTTGCACAAAGTCTGAAGGAGATGACAAACCTCTATATGCTAGCCTCTCCACTAAATGATATGGCCATATAGGGTTATGGAACTTATCTACTGGTATATATCCATATAAAGACTTATCAGGATTATCTCTATCTACAAAGCTGTAATATACCTGATAAGGGATAACTATATCTTCAAATATAAGCTGCGCTTCGTCTCTGTTGGTAGATGTGTCAGGGAAGACATAGAAAGAGAAAGGATCCTTAGCTGCCTGAAATGGCCATACTTCGTCCTTTTCTACCTTTACACTTGTACCTAAGACTGAGAAGTCGTAGAGCTGTAAGCTACGTACAAGTCCACCTATGACAGAGTTTCTATCTATCTTCTCTGAGTAGATAAAGTCGAGTAGACCGTCTACTGCACCTGCGTCTGTATGGGCTTCGTAGGATGAAAGGTCACGTGGGATAGTTTGAAAGAACTTATTTCTAGGTAGTAGTAACTTCTTAATTCTACTACTTCCACGTTCTATTGTTCTACGTGCATGAGGGATGAAGTAGTGAACGCTTCCACCTGGTAGAGGGAGTGTGTATGAATAAGAAGGCCATCCTTGATAGGCTCTATAGTTCTGTAGCCATTCATACTCAATAAGCTTCCTTCTTTCCCTGGTAGCATTCATCGTACCAAGGATAATATCAAGTACCCACTTGGAGTCTTCAGTGCTAATAGGCATTTTTATCTCTAGGTAGATATGCTAAGGGCTCTCTGTACATAAGAATACTGTATAGAATAGAGTAATGTCAAGTTAGCCTTTATAATGTTCTCCCATCCATGACCAGGGGTACAGATCTCTATGCATCTGTAGAGACTCATGCCCACCCGCCTCTATAGAGAACTGTGTAAAAAGGAAATTCTCTAGAGAGTACCTATCTGCATCAGCTATATCTTCATATCTGTGATCCTCTACTGGTTTATCGGAATGAGTACCGTCTTTCTTCTTAGGATACCTGTACCCTCCACTATATGCATCTATTAACATAAGACAGTTCCTGTCTATCATTCTTCTTGGTAAATTACATGTACATATTTCTGTATGCAACTTTTTCATTCTATTTAACGACTGCTCTAGTGCTATGTTAGTCCTTACCTTACATGTTATTCCGTATTCTGTACTCAATACCACCCTAGCAGACTTAGAGTCTCTATTATTAACACTTCTATTTTCTGAGCTTTTATCTATACAGAAGTATATGTTATAAAAGTGACCTTCTAGTATTCTAGAGTCTATGTGAGAAGGATCTTGTATGTTTTCTAATAACTTCTCTCTTATTTGTAAATACGCTTCTAGATCAAAGTGTGTAGGATAAAAGTCTCCTAAGTGTTGTAAGATACCTAGTTGGTCGCTATTCCTATAGTCTACCAACTCATATGTAGTTTTATCGTATAGATTAGATATCTCTGATAGTGTAATATAATGATCTTTATTATATGCACACTGTTTAATTTGACTAAAAGTCACTGCTGGATGTTGTAACCCTTGATCTATGCCTATAAAGAGTGGTAACTCTTTATCTACCTCAAAAGAAGCTACATGTATTTCAGGATGGAAGGTATCTATAACACGTATACCTCCATAGTAAGGAACAGTCTTACCTTCGAGTATACGTCGTATATCGTCAGGGTTAGAGTGAGTAGAAGCTATTTCGAGGACGTAGCTGGAGGGGTTGTGGTCGTTTTGAGTAGATGTTGTTTGTATATGTCTGTATGTAATATATTTGCCTGTAACTGGATCAGTTGTTTCTGTAAGGTTACGCACTCCAGGATCTCTACCGAAAAGGGTATGGAGTTCATTAATGTTAGGTGGCGGATTCGTTTCAATAAGAAATCTTCGCATATCTTTAAACCTTCCATTAGGAAGTCTAAAGAATGAGCTATGTTGTCCACGTAACCTTGATTGGAGCCCTCCAACAACGCCTTCTCCTCTAAAGATGTCTCCAAAGTTATTATTCTCCATAGCATCTGAGACGACTATTAGATCATATGTAGGACCCATAAACTCAGACCAGGACTTCGTTTGTCCTGCTCTAGCTATACTACCGTTAGGTAACTCACAGTATGAATAGTCTCCTTGTTTCTTTCGAGACCATATTTTACGTGTATCTCCCCTTATAATCCCTTGATCTATAGCTGCTTGGATACTTTGTCTGAAGTAGAGCCAGAGTGTCTCATAGTTAAGGCCGTAGTCTTTACGAAATAGTATAGCCCTACTATAGGGAATAGTAATAATAAATGCTGCGCTAAGAGCTGCATAGAGCATAGTTTTAGCACTACCTACCCCACCTTGCCAGTAGATATAGTTCTCATCTCCTGTAAGGATTTGCGTAGCTATTTCTTCTTGATGTGGAAGCATATGACGTGTAGCGTATTTAGGGCATGTAGGCTTGAGGCATATAGGGAATAGGTTATGTAGAGACCAGGACATATTAGTCTTCTGTGCATTCTAGTGGTAATATATAAGTAGGTTCTTCACTTCTTACCTGTTCTACAAGGTCTAAAAACTCTTCCTCTGTTAAAGTCGCTACTATAAATATATCAGGATTCTTAATCCCTACTGTTACAAAAATTCCATTCTCAGACTTGGACTTATGAAAGTATACTGACATTTTCTCTACTCCTTCAATAATACATGTTAGAGCTAGTCTCCTAGAGAGAGCATTTCTTGGGGAATATCTATTCCATCTTCTACAGCACTACTAGAGACCTTTTTGTCTAATATGTATTTAATAACTGTAATAATTTGACTTGCGGTAAGCTCTAGTACTCTATTATTTAGAGTAATAGTCCCTTCTGTAATAGCTTCTTCTAGTAATTGTTCAGATAAGAGAGAAATATTCATACTTTTTCACTCATTTTGTATATTTTCCTTGTATTTTCTCTCATATTGAGGTATTCTTTTCAAGAAAGATATGAGAGACGCTCTAATCCTCTCATATCTTTCTTTACAGCCACTCCACAAGGCGAGTATACTTATACAGAAAGAGAAAAGCAATGCTGAGTATTGAGAATTTTGCAGAAGAATGCTTAGATGCTGTACTTAAAAGGTATGAAGCCATTGAAGCTAGGAGTATGGCTACTAAGGCTGTTAGGTATAGAGAGAAAGTGAAAGGGTATCAAGATAGAAGTAGAAGAAAGAGACATAGTAATGGAACTTTTAGACGGAAATAACAGATTTGAAATACCCGAGACTTGGCGTCTCTAAGTGTGTTGTAGAGATAGAGAAGTTATTCCTTAGAGAAGGATGGTTTCATAGTACTCTATACAAAGTGTGGCTATCTCTCTCTACGAGAGATAAGACTTATGTAAAGAATAAAATAGGAAGGATTATATGTAGGTATGTATTGAAAGACCTATGGCTAGCTATTGCTAGAGATATATTAAAAGAAGGAGGTATAAATACAGAATTAGAGATGTATAAGTATATTAATAGGTATGTATTTTATGGAAATACTAGGAAGATGTTAGTATTTTTGAAGGATGTATTAGAGAAGGAGGTAAGTAAGTGAAGAAGGTAATGTTTGTGTTTATTATAGTAGGATTGTTAAGTGTAAAAGGAGTAAATGCAGGAGAAGGTGGAGGTGGAGATTCAGGGGGAGATGATGGTACAGACGGGTTTGTACAGGTCTGTA